CGCGTGCGAGGCCGCCTCTTCCGCCAGCGAAATCATGTCGGCCTCGAGCAAGTCGGCCGCCTGTTGCGCCGTCAGCACGCGGCCGTTCTGCACCACAGCACCGGAAGCGTCGCGCTTCGTGGAGCGATGGAACTCGGCCTCGATGCGCTGTGCCAGCGTGGCGCCGATGGAGTTCGCGTCGCCGAGTCGCCGAAAGAGCGGGTACGCATCGGCGTTGGCGCCGTACCAATCGCGGGCGTCCATTGACAGCGCGCGGCGCTCGGCCTCAACACTGGACTTCGCCGCCGCCTCCGCCTGTGCCTTCGCCGCTGCGTCGCGCTCGGAAAGCTTTGAGTCAAAGTCGGCCTTCAGCTTGTCCAGTTCGCCGGCGATGAGGGCTGCCGGCGGCACGCCGTTCACTTTGGCCTCGACGACAACGTCGTACCAGTCCTTACCGTAGATGCTCGAAAGGAACTCCACCGGGTTCCGTTTGGCCAGCACCTCGCGTTTCTCGAGCTGCTCGGCGACAGAAGCGCGCTTCGACAACTCGGCCTTGTCGGTTTCCCATGCGCGCTTGTCGGCTGCCGCCTTCTGTTTGTACCTCTCGTACGCGATACGCTCGCGCTTGAGTAGCTCATCCGGCCCGAGTTGCGGTGCCGGCGGAGCGACGACGGCGGCTCCTGGTTGCGGCGCTGTGGCCGCGGCGACGGGAGCGGCGGGAGTGGCAGCGACGGGCTTCGCGGCGCCAGGGCCGGACTGCGCGACGACTTCTGCGGGCATACTGCTCCTTACGGTGCTGCGGTGGGCGCGCCCGGGACGTTGGGCACGAGGTCTGAGACTGGTGGCGGCGCAGCTGCGGCCTGTGGCGCGCCGGGGGCTCCGCCCGGCATCGGCGGAGGTGCGGCCATCTGCTGTAGGGTGTCGATTTGCGAGACATACCGTCGGAGCAAGTCGAGCCGCTCTGGCTCCAAGTCCAGCAGGCGAAATCGCTGGAGGTACTCGAGGGCCATCTCTCGCGACATCGCTAAGTCGTCGGTGGGCTCCGGCGGTGCGTACTCGCCTGCGTCCACGATGTCGTCGAGGGTTTTGGTGGTGAGTTCTTCCTGCGCCGACGACAGAGACTCGATGGTGTCGATATCCGGAAAGTCCAGCAGCACGCGGCCCTGGCGCGGAGTGATGAATCCGGCCTGAATGTACTCCTGAATCGTCTGCAGTCGTCCGGCCGGGTCTCGCGGGAGGCGCGACACCGGGAAGCACTGCATGACGAATTCAGAGTTCTTCAGCGAGCCGACGTCCTTCTTCCAATCGATGGTTTGAAACTCGCGCTTGCCAGGTACGCGCACCTCGTCGATGCGGCCTTCCTTCGCCATCTCCTGAGACAGCGCGACGTCGAGAGCCGCCAGTTGCAGGTAGAGGTTGTCATTCTGCCGGCTGATGCTGCGGTGCCTGTCCGACTCGATGTCCTCAAACTCACGCAGCGCCTTGCCGGAGTTGAGGCCGGCCGGCTTCTGCCCGCCCGTTGACATCTGCGAGACACCGGCGCGTGCGCGCATGCGCTCGATGATGCGGTTCGTGTTCTCGAAAAACACCGGATGAATCGGCTGCGGCACCATGTACTGCGGCGCCTCCCCAGTGTGCGTGATGATGGCCCCCACGTCGTTGTCGAGGTGCTCCTTCACCACCTTCGAGCCGTTGCGCAAAAACACCTTGAAGCTGCCGGCGAGGTGCATGGAGCGCTGAATCAGCCATAGCTCCTTGTTGAGCTCCATCTGGTCGCCCTGGAGTTGCTCGGCGAGGCCCTGGCTCCAGAAGCCCACCGGCCGCTTGCACCAGGCGAAGCGCGCGAAGGGGAAGAAGTCGTGTTTCCAGTCGTCTGGCTCCTCGAGCATCGCACTCTGTCCGCTGTTGGTGTGCAGGGCGATGGCGTGCTTGCCGCCACTCAGCTCTCCGTCGTCGCCCATGGCGCCGAGGTGCCAACCCTCGACCACCGTCACCATGTCGGCGGTGTTGTACGCGGCGGCCGGCGAGGCGGCGCGCGAGGCATTCATGATGGCCTGGCGTTGTTCCGGGAACCAGCCGGCAAGCTCGTCTCGGTCGACGTCCTTGGCGTGGTACATGCTGCGCGGGAATCCGTACCGCGCCTCAATCTCGTCCACCCAAATCTCGTCCACCATCACGCGTTGGTGTCGAATCTTCCGGCCGCGGCAGAAGACCTTCACCAACCCGTCGCCGAGAATCGCGCCGTCACGGAATGCCTCGAGGCCGACGTCATATGTCTTCGTCTCGTAGAAGATTCCCTCGACGGCCTGGTTCAGCTTCTTGGCCTTGCGTTGCTGGCGGTAGTTGCCGCCCGACGTGAGGAAGTACGGGCGCGGTTTCGTCTCGCCAACGCGCGACACAAGTGTGTCGACAATCTCCTGAATGGCGTTGTAGGTGATTCGGTCTCGGCTCGCCGTCTGTTGCTGCAACAGACGCGCGTAGTTAGAGCCTGCGGCCGACGACATCGCGACATTGCCGTAGAGGCGCGCGGATACCACCAACTGCTGAATGCGCGGCCGCTGGGCCTTCTGCAGCGCCGCGATGACGGAGCGCATCGAATCGGCACAGTCGGCGCCCTTCTTGTCCCACCAGCGGCGGTCCGCGTCCTGCGGCCGCCCATCGGTGCGCGGCTTGGCCTTCTCGCCGATTCCGAGGGAGGTGCCGTCACGGTAGTCTCTTTCGCCGGCTTTGCGCGCCACGCAGCCTCCAGGCAGGTTGTCGACGTCGCTGCTGCCCTGCGCTGCTGCGTGCTGCGTACTTCTTATGCCTCTTTGTCTGCCTTGGCGACGACGTCGGGGTCAAGGCACCGCAGTGGCTCGCACCCGGCGACGCACAGTCCAGACGCGTCGTGCTGGTACGTCGGATGGCCGCAGCGACAGACGTCGGGGTCCATTCCAGGCTTCGCGGCAGGCGTCGTGTCGACGGGCGGGCCCAGCTCGAAGCGCAGGCCGCCGCAGTCGAAGGACTTCACGCCGCGCTCGCGACAGAGGTCGATGATGCGCATGGCCGTGTCGATTTCGTCCTGACTCACCGCGCACACCTCGTGCACGTCGGCTGTCCGTCCGCACGCAGTCGGCCGCACTCACACCAGCACTCGGCCTCGCGGTACGCGCGCGATGGCGCGCCAGGCCCTTCGCCGGTGCGGCGAAACTGATTCATGAGGCGATTCTTGAGCGCCTGCTCTGAGCCGGTCCAGCTCGGCCCGTCGTTGCGGTGCTTGCGCTGGCTGCGGTCCTTCCCGCGCGGCGCCTCGGACCCGATTGGGTCCTCTCGTCGGTTGTCGCCAGCCTCACCCATTGGACGCCTCCGGCCCACTCACGGCTGCACCAGCTGCCGCACGTCACCGGGCGCAGCGACGACGATGGCGCGGCTCCATTCTGTCTTGAGCTTCTCGGCGACAACGATGAGCGAGTCAGCCGCACCGCGCAACACGCGCGCGACATCCTCGCAGCCCTGCGCCTTGAGTTGCACGGAGGCGAACTGTAGCTGGTTGATTTGCACCTCGAGCGACATCATCGAGAGCAGCTGTAGCGGCGTCACCTGGATTTGGTTCGGATTCACGAAGCCTCCATCTGTTTGATGTCGTCAGGCAGGCCCTCGCCACGGATGCGCGACAGCAGCCGCGCCCTCTCTGCCTTCTCGGCCGGCGACAGGTCCGCGGGTCCGGCGGTGTGCGCGGGCTGCGGCGCGGTGGCCGTGACGACGGCAGCAGGAGCGGCACCGCCATGCAGCAGCGCCATCGCGTCGCGAATCGTCTTGGCGGCCGACTCCATACGCGCGGCCATCGACTCGAGGTCGCCGAGAGTCATTCGCTCAATCTCGACCGGCGTCATCGCCATTGGTCCATCTCCATTCGTTCCTGCATGGCCTGCCTATTGCGCTCCATCTCGTCATCAATCTGCTGCTGCATCTCTGCCTGCGCCTGTGCCGCTTGCGCCTCGTACCACTCCGGCGTGTTGATGGGCGCCGGCGGTGGCTTCGGCGCAGTGTACAGCCACTGCTGACAGCGCCGCCACCCATACAGCACCGCGTCGCAGATGTCGCTGTGGTACCTGTCAGAGATTTTCGGCTTCTGCGGATTCGAGCGGTCCCACTCCACAAGCATGCAGTCCTGGGCGAAGCGTGACTTCGACGGCGCGAAGAAGCGGCGAGTGCGCAGTGCGTCGTTGAGGAGCTCGATGTGCTCCAGCTTGCGCTCCTTGTCGGCGGCCTCGATTGGAATGCCCGTGCGGTCGATGAGTTCCTCGGCAATCTTTTTGCCCAGCCCACCCGTGTCGGCGACGACGGCGAGCGGTGTGTACTTGGTCCACGCCGCCTGCACGCGCTCCATTAGCGCGGAGATGGTTTGCTTGCGACCCACCCACTCCTCGACCAACTCCAATTCAGGCGAGTCCGCGCTCCATCCTAACACCGCAATAGCGTCGGCGTCGTCAAAGCCGAGGTCAATTCCGATGACGTAGTCGGTGGCGGAGCCGCTGGCCTCGCGCCCGTTTACGCCCGGGTCCCAGCGAAACACGAGGCTGTTTACGTCCAGCACCCAGCGCCCGAACCACTCGCGCTGAATGACTGGGTCCGACTCCTCGACGCCGCGCCGCGCCAACTCGTCATCGAGCAGCGAGCGCGTCGAGCGCCCCGACTTGCGCGCGAGGTGGAGGTTGTCGAAGACAGACCAGCCGTGATGCGCCCATCTCGGGTTGGTTGTCTTCTCGTGAAAGTAGCCG